AGGAAGTACCAAAAAGTAGATTTAATAGAACTAATATATCAAGTGGAGTAGGTCAATACTTAACTTATATATTTAATAAAAAAAATGTAAAGATATTCACTCCAATAAGCTCATTAGCTTTTCATGGTGAGCATGAAAGTTTAATGCACCCAGAGGAACGAATTAAAACACCATTAATAAGTAAATGAAAAAAAGAGATTTAAAAGAAATAAAAAAACTTGCCGATAATTTACCACCTAGTAAATCATTGCAAAAATTTTCTGTAATTTTAAATGGGAAAAAAGAATATAAGTTTAGGCTTGTAGATATAGACCATTATAGTAGATTAAAACATGCTCATTCTAAAAACAAAGAAACTGGCATGAAAGATTACATAGTTTGGTTAAAATCTAATAACGAAAAAGTAAATAAAATGTTTAATCAATGAAAATAATAGTAGGAATAGCAACCATGAACGGACGCGAAGAACAATTAAAAAATACATTTGATAGCCTTTGCCCTTATGTAGATGAAATAAACATTTACCACAACGGAATAGAAGCAATAGACTATACCGATAATGCTAAGTTTGAAAGCCTACAAAGATACAATGAACCGATTTATTTCTTTTCATGTGATGATGATATAATATATCCAAAAGACTATATAAGCAAAACTATTGAATTAATAGAAGAGTATAAATGTATCATAACTTATCATGGCAGGATTTTAAAAGGTAAAGGATTGAATTATTACAAAGGACACCAAGCATTTCATTGCAAAGGTGCTAATTATGTAAATAGATATATTGATGTAGCAGGCACTGGTGTAACGGCTTTTAGAAATGATTATTTTAATCCAACAAAATTTTATAAAAGTGAATATAAAAGAATGTTTGACTTAGTATTTAGTTTAGAAGCTAAAAAACAAGGCAAAAAAATATTATTAGGTAAGCACGATGCAAATTGGATTAAAGTCCAAAATATTCCACTAGAAAATACTATATATGGTATGGAAGTCAAAGACTGCTCAATTCAAAATAGTCTAGCAGATGAAATTCTTAGCTATTAAACTGAATAATATTGTATAACTGCTCTAGCTGACCTATAACCTGCTGAACCTCTATAAATCTTAATTTCATAACCAGTACCTCCACTATTTATTTTTAATTCTGATATACCACCATTCACACTAGGCGACATTCCATCACCTACTACTGCTGTTGCTAATGTACCACTTCCGTTATATAAAGCAGACCCATTTGCAGTTGAACCAGAAGGTATCTCTGGAACAGGACAATCTGGTGGCAATCCACAAGTAACTGATGTTACAGATACTCCTGCATTTGCATAAATTAATGTAAGTCTTAAAGTAACTAATTTACCTACTTGCGACCATCTATAAGAATGATTAGTTGCACCAGATGGAGCTGTTGTTGCAGTCCATGTTATTGAACCACTATATACTTGTTCTGCAATATCTTTAAATGTATTATCTGTACCGTTTGCAGTTGTATTTGTATTATTAGCTCTAAATGAGTAAGCAGATAATGATGTGCTTTGATATATCGTATCAAAATAAGTTTTTAGAAACGATTTAACATTTGCAAAAGTAACTTTCTTTTGTTTATTAGTGTCTGCTGTATCTACAATATTTATTAAGTCTGCATCTAATGGAGTCGTTTTTCCTGTTAATCCGTTTGCAAAAGCTCCAAAATTAACATCTGTTAAATCATCTTGCTTACCATCTAAAGCAGTTTGTAAATCTGTTTGGTCTGATAAATCTCCTGTAATATCACCCCATATAGCAGAACCACCTCCACCTCCACCACATTCACACCTGCAATCTGTTCTTAATCCTACTAAATAAGTATATAATAAATCAAATGTAGTGTAAATACCACCATTAATCAAAGTAACATCATCTAATTTTATTTCATAGGTATTTCTATAATCCTTAATAGTAAATGTATATTCACTATATGCAAATGTTGTTTCAGTTGCATTAAATTCAGCAATTACATTACCACTACTATCCTTTAAAACTAAAAGACAATCCGATTTACTTATGTTGGTTACAATGCACATTATTTACCTGAAACATTAAAATCTTTTGCAACTACTCCTAATACTGCAATTGATACAGCTATTATTAATTGTGCTACTTGTTCTTTGCTACCTGTAAATCCTTCCGAAATAAATGTTTGAGCTACTAATAAGCCTGATGCTATTGCACCTATTAATGTCGTTTTCCAATTTTTCATAATTTATTTTTTTTAATGTTATTAAATGATTTTAACCTTTTTTTATTTTCTTTTAAATTTTCAAATTCACTATTTACAATTTGTTCAACTTGTTCAGCATTGTAATCATCTTTTAATATTAATATATATTGATTAATTACATCTTTTTGAGAATATTTTTTTAAATCAGTTCTTATGTTTTTTCTTATTAAATTATCTTTTTTTATTTCTTTTCTAGTTGCATCTTTTTCCGCTTCTACAATTTGAACTGGAGTACGAATTTCTTGCTTTTTTTCTATAACTGGCACTAATTCCTTAGTCGTGTCTGAAACGCTAGAAATTGACTTAAAAAACTGCATTATTAATTCAATAATTGATTGCCACATTGTTTTTCTTCTTTTAATTCAGGTTCTTCACTTTTATTTATGAAAAGATAGCTAAAAAAATTAATTGGATTAATGTCATCTTTTGCAATGCCAAGTTTATTATTTATTACTGCAACTTGACTTTCTAGCTTATTTGTCTTTTCTACATATTTGTCAATTTTGAAATAAGTTTGACTTGTAAAAAAGCAAACAATAGTAAACATTATTCCTGTTATTGTCTTATAAAAAAAATCTTGGTTTTTCATACAAAATTAAAAATATTTTATGGTTTTAAAGTTTATACCATTTAGCTCCGTCTGTTACAAATTCAAACGCTACATCATTACCTGTGTAATCATAATGAGTATCACCATCAATATTGCTCCCAGATTGTGGATTAATTGTAATATTATGATTTTTTGATTTTCTTTTAATTATTATTCTTGCAGTCATGCCATTAAAAAACATTTCAGATGCAATTGGCAAAATTATAGTTTTGCTTGATGCAGAATTATCAACTATTATAATTGATGCACATGTAGAAGCATCTAATGTAGTATTAGAGTTTATAACCTCAATAGATGTTGCATAGAATCCATTTACTTGTAATTTTGCTTTGTTTGTAGTAGTTTCAAAGTTATCTATGTCAATACCTACTTTTGCATTTTTAAGGATTGTAAAAGCATCTGATGTAGCCCCATTACCATTCCCTACTACTATAAGTCTATCAGTTGAATCAAATGCTATTGTATTATTAGGAGTATAATCTGTATTTTGAAACCCAAATGAAGTTTCTACATAAGATTTTGCAGTTGTTTCATATCCAGTTGCCATTGAAGATTTGCCACTTGCAATATTTCCAATACCTATTGATATTGACACTTCTCCACTTGCAGTATTACCACCACCAATAGCAGTAGAATAATCCCCACTAGCAGTATTTGCAACCCCAATAGAAACTGCATTTAATCCTGTAACTGTACTAGCATAAAAACTTCCTGCATCATAGTTTTCAGAGTATAGGTAGTAAGAACCTCCTCCACCTCCACTATCACAACCTACGATACTAGCATCTATTAAATCCGCTAAATCTTGCATAGTAGTTAATCCACTAATAGGAAAAGCGGTAGAATATAATTGCCAACTAGTTTCCGTATCTCGTATAAATATTCTATCTGAAAATAAAGTGTAAGTAGTATTACCAAGTAAAAATTGAGCAACTATTTCACTATCTTGATTAGTTAATGTCAATCTGCAATTATCTACCGAAATATCTGTTATTATGTTACAACCTGACATATTTAATATTTATTTTAAAAAATAGGCTGTGATTAACACAGCCTAATATAAACAAAACAAACGAACTCTTTTTATTATGATACTACTGCTGGACAGAAATTGAAATCTGAACAACTAATATCGCCACAACCTAAAAGGTATTTTAATTTGAAATTACCCTCACCACCTGTACAAGTGTACTTAGCAGTAGGTATGTAGAACAAATCAAAATGTTTAGATAAGGTTACAGTCCATTGTCCACCATCTACACAGGTATCAAACTCCATTGCATAATCATATTTAATTCCATTGATTACCATTGTAGTTCTTACTGAATTTTCTTTGAACCACTCCCAATTACCTGTATATCTGTAAGGCTCTATAATTTGGATAGCTCCTTTTGCCCATGTAAGCGCCGCACATTCATTTAAAACTGCATCACTATTTGAATCATAGTAATATTGTAAGTCTGGTAATTGTGTTGCATCTAATCCTATTGCAGTATTTCCGATTGATAATTTCAATAATTGATTGTACATTTTTAACCAACGACCACCTACTACCATATAGCCATCATTCGCACCGATACCATCATATTCAGCATCTACAAGTGGAAATGTTGCTACATTCACAGCTCCAGAACTATTTACTAAGTTCAATGTTTTAGGACTTGTCAAAGATGAAGTTCCATCTGTGTAATTACCCATCAAAGCATTTGCTCTTGATATTAATTCTTTGTCCATATCTCTTAAAACTGCTTTACTAGCTCTTTCAAGCTCTTTAGCTAAATAAGGGTCTTTGTTATAACAAACGTCCTCAAATTGAGCATTACTTAAAGTAAATTTCTTAGCTATATAGCCTGTTACAGTTACATCTATTTGTTCATATTGCGCTCCACCCTCTGCAACTGGTGTACATGGGTTAGTATATGAATCACTTGTAGTATCTGTACAAAATGATTTTGGTATATTTACTCTTATTTTTGGGAATGAAGTATTAGGAAGTGCCTTATCTCTAAGTTCTTGCTCCATTTTCATCAAAATATCTTCGTAACCATTTCTGTTTTGATTACTTATTAAAGCGAAATATGCGCCTGAAGCATCTACATAATTTTCAGGCATACTTGGTTTTGCATTTAAGTCATATATTAGACTATTGCAAAGCGTTGCTACTGGTGTTACAGCCATTGTTTTTATATTTAAAAATTTGAATAATAATTTTTTTGTGTAATTGCAAAGGCTACAACCTCGAAAGTTATTTTAGAAAGGATAACCAACCTCAAAAAGATTTCATATTTCTATGATAAAATTAAATATAATTGTTTTTTTTTAATTTGCAAGTTTTATTTAAAATATTTTTATTTTTTAAATATTTATTAATATATTTGCAATATGTTTAAATTCATAAAAAAATACTTTAAAAAAGATAGAAAAGAATTAATAGGAAACAAAGATGTAATTCTTAAGTTAGTTTATACGGATGTGTTTAATAACAAATGGTATGCACCAGAAGAACTTAGCGATTATCCATTTATAAGGCTTAACCAAATACAAACATATTCAAGATATACAGAATTAAAACTTGATAATTCAAGGCTTGTTAAAATTGCAGATACTTGCATGGAAGCATTAAAAGAGGGTCGCAATCAAGATGCAATGATATTGATTAATGAGATTAAAGTAGCAGAGCAGTTGTTTTGTGAAAAGAACACGTTATTAAAATTAGCAAGTTCAATGTTCTTGCTAAATGATGAACGAGCGAATAGTTTAAATGAGCAAATAGAAGCACAAAAGATTGAAATAATGCTCAATGATGCAGATGCAATGGCTTTTTTTTTGCCCATTGCTTACCAAACCTTACAAGGCTACAAAAACAACTCGGACTTGCAGGTAGTAGAATATTTACAAAAGACACTTCCAATTATAGAAAGATTGAATTATCTTATATCGAATACTTCAATAGAGTAGTAGATGAAGTAAATATGAGCTTATTATCTATAAGTGAACACTCAAATATGAGTATAAGTGATTTGACATATAATGTTACTACTTTAGAGTTGTTTAGCTTATGGAATAGTATAATACATAAAGTAGAATTACAAAATAAGGCTATAGAGGAACAAAATAATAAATTATAATTTTGTTTTTTCAAAAAGTTTATTATATTTAATACTATGATAAATTGCTTTGAAAATATTATTGGTGTCATCGGATGCAAAGGAGCTGAATCTACTAGTGGACTTTATTTGAATGGAACGGAAGGAATCGAAGGTATTAGTATAAAAACGGCTTCACTAAGTGCAGATAGTGAAACTATTACAGGACATGACCTATTAAAAGGATGTATAAAAAAAGCATCTACTGAAATAATTTTACAAGCAAGTGAAAAGCTAAGTAGGTACTTTCAATTTAATACAATACTTGATAACTATACTTATTTGAATAACGGAGTAGCTACAACCAACCCACCTGCATTATTATTTCCGTTTGATAGCTATAATCTTTATTCATGCTATTATATAGATACATTAGTATTTAAAAGCTCAGATAGTCAAACTGCAATACTCACAATAAATGGAGTTAATCAAAATCTTACATTAGTTGCAAATACTGATTATGTTTTGCAAGTAAACAAAGAGTATTACGATAGCTTAACTATTCAAATAACAGGAACTAACATATATACAAATACATCATTCTTTAATGGTATCATACAAAAAAGATGTAGTGAGGATAAATTTTGGTGTATGTATAAAAAGGAATTAGCTATGCCTATAAAGTATTTAGCTGGTTCAATGTTCTTTGCAGAAGTCATCAATAGTGATAGATATAACCTAGTTACTTTTACAAATAAAGAATTGGCTAGTGATAACTATACTCGATGTGATGCAATGGCTAAAAAATATTTGACATCTGCTATTGAAAAAATAAAAAATTCAATTCCAAATAGTTGTGGATGTTTGAAATGTACTGATATTAATTATTCATACGCTAAACCATAAGATATGATTTGTTGCGGAACATATGCGAATTTAGGATGTAGAAATCCATGTTTACCTTTTGACTTTGGTGAAAACCATATGGCAGGAACTTATATATTTGAAGTAGGTTACAATGATGCAGTTGCTCATTACGAAATTGATTTGTTATTAAGTGAACCTATTATTTTCGATATTCCATTGAATGAGAATTATTCATATACAGCAAGGCTTATATTTCCAAATGGTGATATAATGTGTTATAAATTCAAAACACAAGTATATGTTGTTTCTTAGCTTAATCCTTATACTATTCACTTATTGTCTATCTACTATCATTGATGAGTTTATGAACCCAAACATGATATTAAATTGGTATTACACATGGCTTACTAAAATAGGCAATGTAATAAATGATGAGTTAGGAAATGTTATAAGTGCTAAATGGTTTATTTATCCTATTGGATTTTGTAAGATTTGCACGAATGTTTGGCTAACTTTCTTTATATGCTTATTCGCTTGTTTATTTGGCTATATCGAGCCTTTTTATATACTACCTATATTAGTATTTAGTAATTATCTTACTATTAAATTTTAGATTTATTTAATTTTATTTTTATATTTATGTAATTATATGTATTTTTGCATTAAATATATTTATGGAAAATAATAAACATAACTTCCCCTACAAATGGACTTTGAAGGATGCAGTATTTACAAAAGACAAAGGAAAAGTATTTAGTTGCTTTGCTTGTGGTGGGGGCAGTTCGTTTGGCTATAAATTAGCTGGATTTGATGTGTTAGGATGTAATGAAATTGACCCTAAAATGATTGAAGCATACAAAGCTAATCATAATCCAAAATATGCTTATTTAGAGCCAATACAAACCTTTAAATTAAGAACTGATTTGCCTGATGAATTATACAATTTGGATATTTTAGATGGTTCGCCACCTTGTAGCAGTTTTTCAATGGCTGGAAATAGAGAAAAGGATTGGGGAGAAGAAAAGCAATTTAGAGAGGGACAAGCAATGCAAGTATTAGATACTTTGTTCTTTGACTTTATTGATTTGGCTAAAAAGTTACAGCCTAAAGTTGTGATTGCTGAAAATGTAAAGGGATTGCTTTTAGGCGATGCAAAGCAATATGTAAGGCAGATTTATAGAGAATTTGATTTAGCTGGTTATTATTGCCAACATTGGCTTTTAGATGCTTCAAAAATGGGTGTGCCACAACGCAGAGAAAGGGTATTTTTTATAGCAATGAGAAAAGATTTAGCCGAACCATTTTTGTATCAATCAGATATGTTTTCCGTATTGCCAAAACTAAAACTTGATTTTAATGAAAAAGAAATAATATTTAAAGAAATATATCAAAAAGGAGTATCTCACACAAAACACACAAATAATACAAGACTTCATAATTATTGGAAAAATCGTATTGAATCAGATAAAACTATGGGAGATATAGTAAAAAGATTAGAGGATAGATTATCTATGTTGGCGGTTATGTTAATAAACAACAATGATGTTGCGCCAACATTTACAAGACAAGATAGAACAATATTATATGAGGAGTATAGGAGTATAAATAAAAATGAGGCTTGTATGATACAAACGTATCCGCAAGATTATAATTTTATAACAAAACAATGGGGGTATATAATCGGAATGAGTGTTCCACCTGTAATGACTGCACAAATAGCAAAACAAGTATATGAACAATGGTTAAGTAAGATTTAAGGACATTTATAAGCCTTGCATAATTGCTTTGGAGTGTAATAAGTCTTTTTAATTACAGCCACTCCATTATTATCTGTGAATGTTTCTGTGTATGGATATGTAATTTTATACAATCCGTTATCTTTCATATTTTTATATGTACACTCATCACAATCTTTTGAGCATGAACATAAATAAACTATCAAAACAAATAAGAATAAAAAATGAATAACCAAAGTAATAAATAATCGTTTCATATTGTTTAATATTTTCACAAATATATAAAGATTTTCATTAACAACAACATGGTTTTTCTATTTCACAATTATTAAAGTGTCCAAACAAGTTAAACTCAAAAGTATTTACTATTAGATTTGTTCTAATATATTCCTCTGTAAAATTAGTTATAATAAATTTAGCATTGCTTATACTTCCAGTATCTTGTAGTTTAGTATCTAAGAATGCACGTAGCAACCAAGCTGTATAAGAACATTGAGTAATAAATTTAAAAGTATAATTTTGATTTACTTTATTTATATCACAACTAATTTGCTCAAATTCTGCATCACTTTTAATAGCAAAAAAATAGTTGCCTTTGCCATCCTCAATTCCTACTTCATCGAGCGACTTTTCTTTGTAGTATCTTCCATCTTTTTCAAATACAACTCCGTAATTATCAAAGTCCTCAATTACTATTTTATCAATAATTTCTCCAAACATGATTCTATAATTTTATTTGCTAGTAAATTCTGCAACTTTTCTATTGATGAATTTTGTACCAATCTCAATTGCTTTTTGTTTTTCGCTTTCTTTTGGTGAAAATGTTTCTCCATATTGTTTATCTAGGTATTCAGAAACTTTAACTGTATTTTCTCCTGTTGGATATTTAACATCTGAAATTGCTATATATGTATTACCTTTATCTTGTACTTGTTTTGTGCTTCCGAATAATGTACCACTTGCATATAAATTTACTTTTGATGCTAATTTAGCTCCATACTTTTTTTCTTTTGCCTTTGCATAAGCTGGTGTATAAGTTCCTAAATTAGCACCAAAACTATTCTCACTACCTTGTTGATTATTGAATATTCTTTTTGTCATAGTTCCAAGCATTGCACCACTCACAAGAACTTGCATTTCTTGTTGGCTTTCTTGAATGAACTTTGCCATTTTATTAAGATATTCAATTACATCATCTGGTTTCATTTGATACTTATTACAATAGTATTTGCATTAGGTTTTACCACTCCTAAGCTATTTGTTTTAATTTGCTTAGGTGTGCTTACTACATTTTTATTCGTTCCACAACATCCCATATTTATTGATTTGTTTTAGCTTCTAATTCTTTTATTCTAGCTTCAGCAATAGGATTAAGTTTTACTGCTCCTGCTGGTGGTGTAAATGGTTGTCCATTGTTTGCAGGTGGATTTTGTCCGCCCCCATTTGACTTTTGATTATATGGTTCTAGTACTGCCGAAAACACTCCATCTAAATCATTTAATTGATATGTTTTATCACCTATTTGTGGTAATAATCCTGTTTCTTTTTGCTTTACTATTACAGATTTCTTTTCACCATCATATCCTAATTCCAAACCCATTGACTGCAGTTTACTTTTACCAATTAATATTCTATCTTCTATTGGTAATATAGATTTTTCTAATTTAGATGCACTAGTATTTAAAGCCAAATCTATGTAAACTTGATTTACTTTGCTTTGTTCTTCAAGTCTTATTGCAGGGATTATTTCCTTTTCAAATTGAATTAATTTACCCTCTGCATCTGCTAGTTTTGTTTGTAATTCTTGAGCAGTTAATTCACTATTACTTATTAATTGCTTTCTGCCTTTTTCAAGTAAACTATCTACATTGTCAGTATCTTCAATAGTTACTCCAAGTATCTTAGCTATTTTCTTTTCAGCTACTTTTATAGCTCCTAATTTTTCTTTATCTGCTATTGCTTTGTAATTTGCTGGATTGTTTATTACGGATTCTTTTATTGAATCTTTGTAAGTGTCTGCAATTTCTTGTTGTTCTTCAGCCGTTCCACTTGTTGCCTTTGTAATTTGGTCTTCACTTAGACCTAATAGTTTTAAAAATTCCATTTGTTTTTTTTGTTTATGATTAAAAAATTATTTTTTAGCTGGTCTGCCTGATTTCTTTTTAGGTGTTATTGTTTCTTCTTTGGATTCTTTTATTGCATCTTCTATCGATTGATTCCTGTCTATGCCTCGTGTACCTTTAAAATGGTTGTCAAAACCAATAGGCTTTCTTTTTTCCAACTCTTCTAAAATATCATTAATAGGTTCTTCTGTAGTTTCAATAGGTGATTCTACTTCATCTAAATTGATGCCTTTAGTAGCTAAATATTCTCTTACTCCTTGCTCATCTAAGTACTCCCAATCATTTGTATTGAATTTTACAACCTTATCAAATTGAATTGTTTTAGGATAACTTACAATAGCTATCACATTTTTACGCTTGTCAAATAATACCTTTTCGTTTCCTTTGATTTCATCAACTTGGTTCGGATTTTCAAGTGTCTTTAATTTTCTTAATAGTTCTATCATTGTGTTTTATTTATGAGTTTTTTAAATATAACATTTTAAAAACAAAATGCAAATATTTTTTATAGTTTATAAAATTATATCAAAGTGCCATAAGCCTTATGAATGCAATTATAACCACCTCTATTACGGATAAATTCGCTTACTGTTTTAGTTGGTACTATCATACCTTGTCCGAAGCCTTTTGGGTCTTTATCTGCTTTATTGAGTAATAACAATAACTCCTCATTACTTATTTCAGCTTTGTAAGTGTCTATTATTTTTGTGCATATAGGTCTTGAACGCTCAATTAAAATGTTTGGAGTGTATATAATTCCATTTAATCCTAATTCATCGTAAATACCTGCGTTTAACTCACCAGTGTATTGATATAAACTATCCTGTGCGACTTGTTTAGTGTATTTGTATAAGTCGCCTGTATCATCTGTTGCATCAAAGTACTTTTCTAAATTAGCTTTTAACTCTAATACTGATACATTATTTTTTAATGAATTATATATTAAACTTTGCACTCGATTAACCACATTTACTTCATAACCTCCTGCCGTTAAACCCTCGTAAAATATTCCTGTATTGTTTAGTAGTTTATTCGTTACATTGGATGCAACTTTATTCCCTAACTCTTTATTGATTGTAATATCCTTACCTGCTACTCCCTTAGAATTATCTACAAACTTTAAAACATTTGCTTTGTAGTTTGTTTTAATTGTTGCTTGTATAACGTATTCTCTTATAAGATTAACTAAGTTGTCATTGTATTGAACTTGTCCATCTTTTACATCAATTTTACCTAATATCTTTTTGTAAACTTCATCGTAGACCTCGTTAAAATCCCCTACGATTGATTTTAAAAAGTCTTTGATTACATCACTAGATTCTTGTTGGCTCTCTTGGAATAATTTTTTCATAAGCCAAAGTTACAAGTTCTGAATTTGTTTTGCTCATATTACTTTCAACTTCTAGTAATTCACTTAACCATTTGTAGCCGTTCATGTGAAATTCAAAAGCATTATTATCTAATCTTTGCATAGCTTGTAGTGTAGATAAATCTTGTAATGAATAATCATAGTAAATATCATTCTCGATAAGTATTTCTAATATTCTTTTTTCATTACCATCATACTCCATTTCTACATACTCCAGTGATAATGGCTTTGCAAGGCTTTTATTTACTGCATTTAATTCAGTTATTTCTTTTACTACACTTTCTTTATTTCGTATTTCATAACGTATAGGCTCAATTACTCTTACTTGAGTATCATCAAATTTATACTTAGAAATACATTTAACTGAAAACTCTAATAAACTAAATAAATTATTACCTATTACAGAAATAAAATCACGTTTTTGTTCTCTATCAATTTCTTTTGCAACTCCACTTTGATTATCAAATGACTGATAAATAGATATTGACTGCTCTGCTTTATCCATCATTTCATACCAATACTCTTTATTTATAGCTATTGCATCCATTGGTGGTGAATAGTATCTTATTGTTGGTATATCGGTTGCAACTTCCCCATTGATAGGATTTGGTGGTGATTTTAATATCTCACTATAAGGGGATAAAGCTATCTCAACTCCTAACCCATTGCAATTAGGACATCTTATGTCTTTGCAATCGTTATTATTACAATTTGGCTCTGGTATTTCTTTTCTACCTTTACAAGTATTACAAACGGTTGCTAATCTTTCTGTAACTGGGAAACCATATCTAACTTTAACTGCATCTGTTTCACTTGATGCAATTATAGCTTTATTTGCCCATGAATTATATGCTGTAAAGTAAGTATCAAATAATCTATATTCTTTATTTACTTTTTTATTTTTTTCTTTTACTTCTGCACTTTTAATAGTGTCTAATCCACCTAAAACTCTAAATGGTATAAATCCAAAATTGTGATTATAGTATGGTCTTAACTCATAGATTAATTCATTTTTATCATTGAATTTTGTAGGGTGGTATATCCAAATATCTGTATCGTTTACTATTTTGTAAACTATACATTCTACTTCATCTACATAAGTTGTTTTATAATTATAGACTAAGATATTTTCATCTATGTATCGAATATTTTTGCTTGGTATATATTTGATTTCAATATCTACTTCTTCAGTTTTAAGTCTATTATTAGGGATGTCATTTTTATCTGTTGGGTGTTGAGCTTCAACAAATATTACAGCGTTTGGGTCTTCCGTATTTAATTGCAAAAAAGACTTAAATATCAAATCATAAATATTTAATTTATTGATTGATACAACGCTTTCAAATTTCTTTTCTTTTAGATATTCTTTGATGTTATCGCTACAAATTAACTTATAATCACTTTGTTTAATTAAGTGATAAGTTGAATTTAAAGCCTTTAAAATAGGGTCTTTTGTAATAGGAAAATAAGTATCAACTCGATACTTAATTATTTCTTTTGGCTCGTTTGGTCTATTGATTTCTAGTAGTTCTTTTGGTTGCTCACCTCTAGTGTGAACTATCATACTATTATAGATAGAAACCCACAACTTTCTCAATTGTGGGTCTACCTCTAAATTTGTATATTTTAATAGTTCCTCAACTAGCATATTAAGATACTACTGTGTCAAACAATGCTGAATCCATACCTGCTACATAACGTCCTATTATTACAGGCTCATCATAAACAAATGTAAAAGCAAGTTTATATGTTTGTAGTTCTTTGATTGCATCTGTTGTAATATCTAAACCACCACTTACTACCATTTGCAAACCACTTTGAATAGTAGATGAACCTGTTGTATAGTGATTGTTATAGTATATCAATCCGTTACAATCTACATAAAACCATCTATATCCTAATGGATTTTTTAATATTTTATTGTAGTATTCAAAATCTGTATTTAATGTTTTATCTACAAATGAACTTTCAAAAGTAGCAGTATGTGTCCATACACCTATTGGCATATCTGGAAGACATGAAGCTAATTTTTTATTCTCGCTTGACGGAACTGGTTTTGCACCAATACCTATAGGCAACATTTGGATTATTCCATTTGCTACAGCAGTAGTAACGTCTGCAACATCTGTTAAATCTATATTTTCGTTACATGGAAAAAATCCATAACTTTTTATACCTGCACTTCTAGTTTCATTTTTACATGAAGTAAATGGAGTTGGCATATCTGGAGCGCACAATGAATTACAAATCATCTTTTTTCTTTTTTTTAGTGTTAATTAATGGCTCGTCTGTTTTGTTTATAGTATCTTCAGGCGTTTCGTAATCGCCATTTAATTTTTCTTTTAGCTCATCTTCAAGTTCAGTAACTAATTTCTTAGTATCTACAACCCTAGTATAATTAGGAAATGTTTGCCCTAAACTAACCATTTTATTATACTGCTTTTCGTTCATGTTGTGAACTTTACCAGTAATATTATGCTTTAATTGTACCATACTTTTAAATATAATATTTATTTTTATAAATGCAAATAATATTTAAAATAAATTTGATTAACAATTTTTATTAATAATCTCGCAACTTTTTTCAAGTTTAACAATAGGAAACCAAAGCGAACCCTTTTCATTGCCCTTTTCAAATCCACTCTTAACTTGTAGTGTATAAATTCTACCATTTGTAGCTGTAATTGTCAAGTTTTTACCTGCTAAAACTGCCTTAATTCTATCAACTTGCCACTCTGGAATACCCCATATTCTCAATTCATATTGGTCTATTGTTTTGCTTTTAGTGTGTACTATTCTAGTTGATAGACTTGTATTTACTTCATCATAAGTATTTTCCTCTGCTATTCCTTTACGTTCTATTACTGCTTTTAACCTCATGCAATTAGAATAAACAACTGCAGGTAGTGAACTTGCATTGTGAATTACTGAATAATTATATATAGTTCCATTACAATCTTTTTTAGTGTAATCACTACAAAATAACAATGTTGGTTCTTCACATTGTACTTTACAAAAACCACCACTCATATAAGTTGTATCTCCATAAGTTACTTGTACTTTGAAACAATCTACACCTGCTAAAGTACTATATGTACTCATATCAAATTCTAAATTGGTAAAAGCTCCAAACTCTGTTAGTAATGAAGTTGCATCGAATAATGGGACGTTTGCAATAAATACTTCATCAAGTGTATATAAATCTACACTATCAACAACATCATAACTTTCTAATGGTATTTGAAATATAAATTTATCGCCATCAATAAATGGTTGGCAATAACAAGCACCACACTCATCTACTTCATTAAACCCTAATAGTCTGGCACAATCACCAAATATTAATTGCAATCTTTCAGTTCTTGAATCGTTACTTGTTTCCGTACCTGCTAAACATAAAGGATATGTATATATTATCATCTTATACTTTTTTAATTATTACTTCTAAACTCCATGATAAAGTCTTATCTAAACTACTTGTATCTAAATAAAACTCTGCACAACTAGAACCTGCAAATGTAGAAGGGACTCCCACGAAATAACTATTGGTTAATTGTGTCATAACTGCACTACTATAAGGGTCGTATTCAAAGCTATTAACACCTTGTTTTAATACTGGTATTATATTAAATTCATCTGTATCTATTTTACAAATCTTTACTTTAAAATAATCTAAACAAGTTGAATTTAAACTTACTATATTGTCAATTATTGAAGTTATTACACCGCCCGTATCTGGATTAATTAATTCGATGCTATGAATTTTTGGAACTGCTAAAGCCATATCATAATTTAATATATGATTTAACGAACTACATTGTATTGTTTCAGTATGTGTAGTTGAATAAATAATATCTAACTCAAACTCTGCTAATATATATTCCCCTAACCATTCATTTCTCATTGTAAATAAAAATTGATACGATAAAGCCGTTGTGTTTATAGTCATTGAGCCTGTGCCAAATACTGGTACTGCTGTCCACGTTCCCAAACTATAAAATGCTATTGATTCATGCACTACTACACCTGTGCTTTGAATACTTAATTTTAATCTTGCTACTTTGTCATAATTTTCATATCCTAAAGGAAAACAATCTGGAGTTAATACATCTATCTTATTAAAATCTGTTCTACTTACCCTAAACCCATATAAAACCCTTTCACTCATTGTAGATTCTAAACAAGCACCAATATAAGGATTATTGTAATCACCATATCTAGGTTCAATAGTTGGATAACATCCATATATTACTTCTGGTGCATTCAATTTTGCACTATAAACAAGTGAACCTGCATCATCATAAACTATTGCTAATATATCTTTTGTAGATGGAGTTAATGCAGTTAAATCAGCTTCTAATGTGTAACTACTACCTACATTTGACATTGTGGCAATCTGTGAATCTTCAATTATCGAATCATTAAAACTTCCTGTACTTTCACCATTCTTATTTATTAACATTATTTTTGCACTACTCGGAGTTGTAGCTCCACTATCAAATTCTATAGTAGTTGTAACTGGTGTATTAATTATTAATTGTTGAGGTGCAATTAAAGTCCAACCATCTGTAACAAATGTAGTTGATTCGTTTTCATAAAACTTAGCATAGGCAATATCATAATCTAAATACCTTTCATTTGCATTTGTGTTTATTCCCTCAATACTAAGAAACTTAGTAAAATACTTAGTACTATCATATACGCTTGTTTGATTGTTATTATTAGCACTTGTAGATTTATTTTGCAACCAATTACTAAAACTATTAGCACCATTTTGACCTATGAAAGTATTTGTATCATCTGTTATATAAAATTTATGTCTGATTGTAAAAGTATTTAAACTATCTTTTGTAAAATAGACTTCATAATTTTTTCCTTGATAGTAATTGCTATCTTGCGAACTGCCATCAACTTCTAAGCTCATGGGATATTCAACTCCTGTAGTTAGGTTTGTAGTGGATATTTTCCAACTATTATCTGTTGTAGGTTCTATTGGTACATCTAAAGCAAATGCACTATTATATTTGACAATGACATTATCTAAACAAGTGTCACAACCATATTGTGCTTCCATTTGCTTAAACTCACCTATTGCACAAATTAAATCAGTACTTGAAGTTAATCCGCTTATATCATCAGTATATGCTATGCTTATTCTTTTCATTATATTATTCCTGTTATTCTAGCTGTTCTATCTTTAAAATTAAATTCTATACTTTCTATTATTGCTTTTGTTGGAGTTCCAAATACATTAATCATTATTGCACTATCATTTTGATATGATAAATATTCTGCACAACTAAAATCAATAGTTAGTGAGTATTTTAACCATTTTCTTTGATACTTGCCATACACTCCTCTATGGTTTGGTACATTTCTAGGATTTTCAATAAAATGAAAATTATCATACAAATTACAATCTTCATAATTTGCTATATTGTTTGGGAATATAGAAGTAGTTGAACCAAATGAGCTATACCCTGTATCTAAACTAGCTTGTGCATAATTACCATTAAACCATAATGCACTATTAGCTTTATGAACCGCAGTAGCATATAATGAAGCATCATAATGACCTACATTAATAGGAGTATATTCTCCACCTGAATAAACCCCATTAAATCCTGCAATACATATTGTAGGAGTAGAAATTAATGTTTTCTTTTTCATATCTAAACAATCTTCTAAACTTCCAACTGCATAATCTGAAAATCCAAATAATGGTATCCACGCTAAAGAACAATAAGCTCCATATTCATCTTTTTGAATTGGATTCATTGGATTATTCCATTCTACAATATCATTGTACAATTCTTTATACAAAGATACGTCTGGTTGCTCTTCACCAAATGGTAAAGTAGACCATTGCATATTTGCATAAGCATACATATTCCTATTATCAATCTCAAAGCATAATTGATAATCTGTGCAATCCTTCCAAATTGTAGAATTATAATAAAAATAATCTTTACGTTCAAATATGAATTGAACTACACCTCCTACACTTTTCAATAGATAATCAGCATTGAAAATAGGTTTTAGTTGTTCTAAGAATTGCTTTGTCGTTTTAATATACCTATTCTCCCATCTTATTTTATTGCCTATTTCAGATTCTTTTAATGGTTTTGCTATATCAGAGTTAAGCAAATAAGCATGATAATAAGGGTTTAAATTACTTTGAAAGCTCGAAGTTGCAGGAGTGTAATTGTAATTATCTCCTGTCCATCCATTTAATAAATTTGTACTATTTAATATTCCAGATGCAAATATAAAGTTTGGTTGGTTGGCTATTGTAGCACTTAATAAACCACCTATTCTAGCACCCTCTACGTATCTAAAATTAGGACTTACTCCTGTTGAAAATCTAATTGGGAAATTCAAAAAATGCTCACCTATTATTTTATAAGCATCATAATCTAATACATTATTTAAACTTAGGTAAGCATCTGTAACCTCATCATATTCTGTTGCTCTAGCTATTATAAAACAATTTTCTGTACACCATTCTATCTTATCTCTTGTAATTTGTCCTTTGAATATCCATACTCCGCATTCACAATCATAAAACCGCACCCACATATATTGAGCGTTATTATCATAGAAATTAGTAAGTAGTAAGTCTTTAGTTCCGTTTTTGAACTTAATATCACCACTCATTTTTCGCATTACTTGGTTACCATCTTGACGCTCACAATTCAATGTAAGCTCTTCAAGTCCTTCAACATCTTGCTCTGGAACATCAAACCATGTAACTGGCAATGAAGCTAAGTTATAGACTGGCTTTGCTGTAACTGGTTGTACTGATTGATATGCTAATTGTAACTTCATTTATCTTTTCCAAGCTTGGTTTTTTTCTATAATTTTAGTTACTCTTGCAACTAATCCATTCACATCTAAATTTAGATTTGTTTGTGGCATTCTATCTGGTAAATTTATTATAGCCTTTTCAACTTGTTTTAGTCTGTCTTCTAATTGCCCATTTTGATTTACAAATGTAGTGGATAATATTGGATTTAATTGCATTGAATCTAATCTTACACTAGCTAATAAATTATCCAAATCTATTTTTTCATTGTTAATCTTATCAAACCACTTTTGATTCTTTAATGAAGTTTCACGATTGAAAATAAACTCATCTCCTTCCATTTCGTACAACTCATTTCTACCTTGCACACCAAACTTAATACCGCCTTGCTCATGTGATGCACCTTTCATCATCCCTGTTGGTACTTTACCACCTTTTCTGAATTGTTGACTTGCAACCACTCCAATTTGCACCGCAGTAAGCGCCGCTAAAAGTCCAGTTAGTACTCCTGCTATTGCTGGTCCAGCAGGAAATTGTGAACCCCATTGCGCCCATATATTAGCTATACCAACCGCATTATTAATAAGTATTTCAGCTATTGCAATAGCTTTCTTTTTACGTGCTTGTTCACGTCTTAATTCCTCTAACTTAGCTTCTTTTTTTAATTCAGCATCGTATAATTGTGAGTTGCCTTTATCCGCTATTTGTTTAGCCTCTGCTACATTTACTTTTTGTTTTTCAATTAGCTTATCTAGGTTTGCAATATTCCTATCTATTGAGTTAGATATTATTTGAGTGAATCCTAAAAATATATCGCCAACATATTTTGCTATTTGTCCAGATGCTTTTTTTAATCCATCTTCTAATGTTAATAATGTACTTTCTTGCTTACCTATATTAGATTCTTGGTCTTGTACGCTCTTATCATACTCTTGTTTTAATTTATCTGCTGTTTTTTTAGCTTCTCTAATCCTTTCTTCATTGCCATCTTTTTCAGCGTCTGCTAATTGTTTATTAGCTTCTTTCATCTTATTATTAAAATCTATTTTTGTAGATTCTAATTGTTTGTATGCAAATTCTACAACTAATCTTTGTTCTTGAATAGCTTTTTTAGTTGCATTTAAGTCAAATAAACTTGTAGTTAATCCACCTAAGCCACTAGTTACACCGCTAAAATCTCCGCCTATACTTCCTGTAGCGCTTAAAAATGCGCTTTTAAGTCTATCTGTATAATCTAATACATCATCAATATTTACATCTTCTAATCTTAATGGAACGCTTAAATCAATTTCTTTTAAAGTTTCTTGTAAAAATTCTATTTCTTTTGTAAATCCACCACTTAAATTTAATAATGAACCTGCACTTGTATCTACTTCTATTTTTTCGGGTTTTACTTTTAGTGTTTTAGTTTTGATGCCACCACTGCCTTTGCCTTCTATTTTAGTATCTGCTAATCCAAAGGCTTCAATAAGTGCCTTAATCTGTGCATCTGCATTTAAAACTCTATTTCTAGTGGCATTTTCAATATCACTATTTGCCTTAGATATTTCTTTGAGGTTTTTAAGTTCCTCACTAGTCATTGTTTTAGTAGTGATTTCTAAATCCTTATAGCTTTTATTTCGTGCTTCGACTGCTTTTTTATCAATTTCAATAAGTGCCAATCTATCTTTTAATGTAGATTCTGCAATTCTAGTTATTTCATTTTCAGCCGCCTTAATTGATGCACGTCGTATAATTGCTTGGTATTGCCTTTCAATAGCCTGTGTAACTAAATCTGTATTATTGATTTGAGTTTCATCTATTTTATTGCCCTCACTAGCTAATTCATTGTATTGTTTAACTGCTTTTAAACGCTCACTTAATGGCAAATTTTGGTCTTTAATTGCTATACCTAACTTAATTACGTTTGCTAATTCTTTACTTGAATTTTCAACCGATTTTGTTTGAACTTCATTTAGTGCTTCATTGATAGCTATTTGTTTTTTTTGTTCATCTGTTAGTTTTGTAGATACTCCTAAATACTCACCAACTGCTTTGCCTAATTCTTCGTAATTAAAAGCTAAATATATAATTCCTGCAACCAATACACTTAATCCTAAAGTTGCAACCGCCCAACTTTGAGCAATAGTTAATCCTGTAATTCTCGATATATTAGCTACTACTGTACTTGCAACTCCATAAGCCTGTAAAGCATAAGTTTTAGCACTTATTACAAATCCACTTTCCTTATCTAAAGTATTTTGTATTTGTTGCAATCCTTGAAGTACTGCCATTGCACCATTAACTTTTAATAATGCTTGTTGTACCTTTTCATTTTCACCACCAAATAATGCAGATGCACCTTGCAATGATGCAAATATCCCAACACCCAAAGATAAGCCTTGCATTGCAGTATCTAAAGCTCTAGTATCACTACCTAATATCTTAGTTTGATTAGCCAAATCACCTGCCGTGTCTTTCATTTCGGCAAGTCTTTGTTTAGCTATTACAAGCTCATCACCTTTTAACTTTCCACTCTTCAAAGCTTCGCTAAGCTGTAGCATTTCTTGTTTGAATGACATGGTTTTTTTAGTAATGTCTTCCGTACGATTGCTTAACTCCTTAACACTCAAAACTCCTTTGTTAATTGCATCTTCTAAGATTTCAAAAGCCTGTGCATTGCTTATTGCGCCTTTTTCAACTGCTTTTGCCACCTCACCTGCTACTTTCATAAACTCCTTATCTTTCATTAAGACGTTTTGAAGCTCATTTGCTAATTCTTTTACTTCCTTAGTGCTTGATGCAATAGAAATGTCATTGAATTGCTTTTTAGCCTGTGCTAAGTTTTTTAATCCATCCGCTCCACCTTTAACATTCTTATCAAATTCAGATAATTCTTTTTGAGTTGTGTTAAGTGATACGTTAAGGTCATCAGTAGCCTTGCTAGTGGTCTGCATAACCTTATCAAGATTCTTTGCACTTGATACCGCTTCCGATGTATCGAATAAAACTTTTAAAACTACATTCTCATTTGCCATACTTTTAAATATAGTAAATTATTTGATTTATGCAAATTTTAAAGTCTATTAATTAAAATCTAACTTATCCTTAAAATTATTGATTAAAAGATACTTCAAACAATCCATTAAGTGTGAAAGTTCAGAGCCTGTTCCTGTGGTTTTCTTTAATAATTTGCCATCACTACCAACTTCACAATAAGTCAAGTCATTTATCATAAGTTTGCAATTCGGATTGATATAACACAAATTAGTATGGAACGCCCTGCTAATTAACTCCCTGCTATTCAAATTAGAATGATTAACATTAGGTATTACAAATTGATAACCAGATAGTTTTAATTTGTCTGCAATTACTTGATAATAAGTTATTCCACCCTTACTAATTGCTTGTCTATTTTTACCTGTGGCATCACCGGTTACCATGATGTTGTTAGATTTTGGCAATTTCATTCTTATATGGTCGCATAGTTCGTAAATATCACTATCTCTTAATACGAACTCTTCAATTACTACAATCTTATTGCCTTGTAATTGCCCTGCGATACAAGTCATAGGGTTTACGTTAAAGTCAAATGATAAGTAAATAGTTCCATTATTATATTCACAATCTTGTACGTGCTTTTCTTTTCTGAATGTTGGGATAAATGGTTTATCTACTTCGGCTTTGCCCCACTTACCATATAAATTGACATCGAGTAAATTTTGATTATGTGAATAATTGAGCCTTAATGTTTCTTCATATTTTTCTCTATCTATAAATTCGTTATTGGCAAATGTAGAATGATTAACATAAGAATCTAAGAAATCAACTTTTATTTTACTATCATCATTTTCATCAAAAAAATAAGTCCTTAACCAACTATTGACATCAACTGGATTAAAGCTAATTATAAATTGATGATTCTTATTTAATGGAGTTCTTAAAAGTGCATTCAAAGTAGTAAAATCATCTTGACTACCTTTGTTTATCTCATCCCACCATATAATAGTAGGGTCTGAAAGTCCTTTGGTATTTTCAGCGTTATCCATACCTAGTGCAGTAAATTCAGTACCTGTTATTAAGTTTTTAAAGCCGTAATTTGTTTTATTAATACTAAAATACTTAGTCAATCCAAGTGCTTTTAGTACCTTAATTATATCTTTGAATTGATTTTTACGTATATCCCCAAATACCTTATTAACGTAAACTATATGATTATACTCCTGTAGAAATGATATTGCAATGAGTTTAAGTATAATATTATGTGTTTTACCACCACCTCGACCGCCCCACAATATTTGATACCTATTTTTAGAAGCTAAAAAAGATTTGAAGTGTAAACTATACCATTCTCTTTTTATCTTGAATTTCTGCATTATTCCTCAATGAATAAATCATCTGCACCTTTTAATATTGTGATGTCTTGTTTTGTAGAAGCATTCCACCCGAATACATCAATTAGTAGTTTTATTGCTTGTAAGTCGCCTTTATTTGCCTTATCCATTAATACATAAGCGATATTGCTTTCTAGTGTTAATTCAGTACCTCCAACATTACTTTTAACCACTTCTCCAAAGTGATTTAAAGCATCTTTAAACCTAGTTATTCTTTTAGGAACTCTTTTAGCTTCATTTGGTGGTTGATTTGTGCTACTGAATAACTTACCCCCCTTACCTTTTAAATTCTCTCCTTTTGGCATTTTATATCGTTTTTACATGGTTTTTATGATACAATATATTTAAACTTATAAGTTTCATAATTTTCACATATTATTCTTTTAGCTTCAATTTTTGTAATATCAATTCCATTTATCATTATAGGATTTACTGCGAATTTTCTAATTACATTAAGAACCATATTAACACGTTCTGTTATTCCTAAAATATTAACTGGATGTATATTCCCTATTTTAGGAAAATTTTTAAACATATTAATTAACTTGTAAATTGGATATTCACTAACTCCTTTATTATAAATAACATTACATAATTTAAAATTCAAACTATTGCATCTAATTATTAATTCCTTTTCAATTTTATATGCTTGTAATTCATTATTGGTAGTATAAAGAATTGAATAAGTTATTATATTTTCATTTTGAGCTAATTCATTATTTATGCTATTATTTGAACTTTTATAAAAATGTGTTAATACTCTATTTTTTTTACCTTTACCTATATACCATATTTTATTATTTTTAAATATGCCATAAATATAATAACCTCTTTGTGGTATAGATTTATCAAAATTAGCATTAGATTTTTGTATGTTTGAAATTATTATATCTATATCTTTTTGATAGCTTTTTATAGCGTCATTTGTGAGTATATACTCGTCTGCAAATATTTGATGTTTGTTATTAGTTATCATCAAATTCTTTTTTATCTATTAATACTCCGTTACGTTTAATTACTAATGTAGGGTCAAGTTTAACCATTCTCTTTACAATTACATCGCAGTATTTAGGGTCTAATTCCATTCCGTAACATTTGCGCTTAAGTTGGTGTGAAGCAACCATAGTTGAGCCTGAACCACCAAAGTAATCTAAAACTAAATCGTCTTTTTTACTTGAATTATTAATTGCTCTTGAAGGTACACCTAAAGGTTTTTGTGTTCCGTGAACATAATCTTGTCCGTTATCTCTGCTAATTGACCACAAATCAAAATCTGAATTATCTCCTTTTTTAAATGCACCGCCTTTGATAAATAAAATAAATTCACATTGTCTTCTATAAGCCATATAACCAAGTCCTGGTTGTTTTTTATCCCAAACAATTACTGCATCAATTACTTTGTTACTATTTTCAATAAAATCTAAAAAAGGTTTTTGCATCTTAGGAGAAACGCAAATATAAACATCAGCCTCTTGTTTGTTAAATAAAAAAACGTTTGAAATTAAATCCCCTAATTCGACTCCTTGCAAATCATCGTTCATTAATTTACCATAGGATTTGGTTTCTACTACTTGTGTTCGTCCTCCACTATAATCAATTCCATATGGCGGGTCGGTAAATACCATATCCGCTTTACTTCCATTCATCAACAAAGCAACTAAATCTGAATCCGTACTATCCCCACAAAGCAAACGATGTTCTCCAATTTCGTAAAGGTCTCCTAAAACGGTTATTGCTTCTTTTGGTGGTGTTGCATCAAAGTCGTCTTCGGTTGCTTCTAAAACTTCATCCACTTCAACATCTACAAAAACCTCACTAACTTCAAACTCAAACTCATCTGCAAGTACTTCTACTAATTCAACATCAATATTTTGATTTTTTTGTGCGACCGTATTAGCTAATATAGAAGCCTTATGAAATTCTTTTGTACCACTTTCAATATCCGTTCTTTTTATTACAACTGGAGTAGTTCCATCTGTTTCTACTATTATAGCATCATTTGTGAATTTTTGCCCTATTTTCTCGTGCCTAGCATTTCCGCTTATAATTACATTATCATTGCTAATTGTCACACTTTCAATTATTCCTACTTGTTCTAGTGAATTATCTAGTGTGTGCATACCATACTCGGTGTGCTTGTTTGTATTCCTGCTATCAGGTTTTATATCTTTAAATTTTATTTTTGCCATCACTTAATCTATTTTGAGCCATAATCAAATATAGTGCTTTTTAATCTATTACAATTAACACTATCCCACACTTCATCACCTACTTTAAATTTTGTTTGCATTTTGTTTGTTTTTAGTTTGTTTGTTTAAAATGGCAATCCATCCTCTATTTCGCTTTTAGTTGGTTCAGCTGGTGCTTTGGCAGTTCAGTTGCTATCCTTACTTTTTGGCTCGTATGTATTTAATACTAAGCTCAAAGCGTTTTCATCTTTCTTTTGCTTTAATATATCAAAGTTCACATAACCACTACTATTTGCATTTTCTTTTAAGAATTTAATAGCATCTTCTACCTTGATATTCAAAGTACCTAATACATATTCAGGTGCGCCTTGTCTAGGAAGCTTACCATAAAATCCTTTGCCATATACTTTTTCGTTTGCCATTGTTTATTTTTTATAAGTTAAAAATTCGTTCTATTAAGTTTTTGTTTTGATATGTTTTAATTAAGTTTTTATCAAATATAGAGTGCATTTCTAAAATTTGCAATTTATTTTTTAAATCCTCATAATTTGATTTTAATTGTAAATAGTCTAATTCTAATTTATCTAATTTTTGATTTTGTTTTTCTATTATTTCATTTTCAAAAGTATCGTTATCTGAATAAAAATGTATTTTTTTTTCAAAACCACAACCATTTAAAGAATATACAATTTTAAATCTTTTATTAAAATTCTTTTCAATTTCTACTAAGTTTAAATATCTATCTAAACTTATGTTTGTTGTGTTAATTTCCATTTAATCGTTCTTTTAATTTAATATTGTCTATTTTTATTATATTTAGTAAGTGTTCTGGTAAATTTGAATTTATAATACAACTTGTATTATGTGATTCATTTTCGTATTTACCACTCCTGCAACCTATTAATTCTAATTTTATGTCATCTATTGTCATACCTTTAATTGTCAATAAACTACCATCTATTACAAGTGAAGCACCTATATCGTTATTTTCAAACACTAGATTTTTACCAGTATGAAAGTAATTTACAGGGCAATTTATAAACTGCCTTATCTTGTTATCATAGATTGCATACACTCTACAAAATGCAGTTTTTCTAGTATTTATAATCTGTAAGACCTCTAAATGATATTGCATAATGCAAAAATAGTACTTTTTTATTAATTTACAAATTAAATTATATGAATTATTTAAACTAAATTTTATTGCCTTAATTATCAATGTATTACACTTTATTTTGCATATTTGTAAAAATAAATTTTTATTTTCGTAAAAAGGTTATATATTTGCATATAATTTAAAACAAACAATATTATGACAACTAAATTAAATCAATCAGCACCTATTTTTTGGAAAGGAAAACTTTGCAAGTTTATTAAATGGGAAACATTAAACTTTGGTGGTAAACTTAAAATCAAAATTGATAAAAAGTTTATTGAGGCGGATATTTCAGAATTAACTAATAAAAACTAAAAAATCATGCTAACATACTACACACTAGAATATTATCCCACTACTTCAAATATTGGAGTTAGAAATATAAGTAGCACAGGAATATTTAAAGGCTCATTTGAACCTTTAAAACCTTATAATCTTAGCAATTCAGATTATGTTAGATTACCTCATATTGATTATGAGCTATTAGGTAGAGTGCTGGAAGCTAAAAAAAATAAACTAAATAATAATTAATGCAAACACCTAATTCAATAGTATATTTAGAAGATTGCGTACAAGGAATGAAAAAATATCCTGATAACCATTTTGATTTGGCAATAGTTGACCCGCCTTATGGAATTGGTGAGGCAAGTGCTAAAATACACACAAGACATCATTCGCAAAAGAAATACACTATTAAAGATTGGGATAATGAACCACCAAGCGAAGAGTATTTTAGAGAATTGATAAGAGTATCTAAAAATCAAATCATTTGGGGTGCAAATCACTTTATTGAACGGATAAATAAAAATAGTAGTTGCTGGATTGTGTGGGATAAAGACGGATTTGGCGACCAAGCTGATTGTGAAATTGCGTGGACATCATTTAAAACTGCAGTAAGAAAGTTTAAATATACTTGGAATGGTTTTAGACAACAGGATATGAAAAATAAAGAGGTACGATTTCATCCCACACAAAAGCCTGTGGCATTATACGACTGGCTTTTGTCAAGCTATGCCAAAGAAGGCGATTTGATTTTAGATACCCATTTAGGAAGTGGAAGCAGTAGGATTGCATCGTATAAAGGCGGGTTTAACTTTGTAGGATTTGAAATTGATGCAGAATATTATGAGAAACAAGAAAAGCGTTTTAATGACTTTAAATCGCAATTAACCTTATTTTAATTTGCAAAATCAAATATTATTTATTACTTTTGCAGTAAATCCACAAATCAATGTACAATTTTATTAAAAATATAGCACCTGAAAACACATATCTCTGTATGTGGGTTAGTGGATTATCCAGAGGGTGCTTTTTTTCTTTAAAAAATCCACTAAATGGCTAAAAGATTTACAGATACTGAATTATGGGATAAAGAATGGTTTATGACCTTATCTTTAAAGCAAAAATGTATAGTCAAATTTATTCGAGATAAAGCTGATTTATGCGGTGTTTGGTCGCCTAATTTTGTTATTGCATCTGCTTATATAGGTGAAAAAATAACTGAAAAAGACATATTAACAATAGATAAAGGAAATCAATTTAGAAAATTAGATAATGGTAAAATTTATTGTATTGGATTTGTTGAATTTCAGTATGGAAATATTTTGAGTGAAAAAAGTCCAATTCATAAAAAAATTATTGGATTATTAGAAAATAATGGAATTTTAGAAAATTACAAGAAAGACTATTTATACCCTATCAATAGGGTATCAAATACCCTGCAAGAAGAAGAAGAAGTAAAAGAAGAATATAAAGTAATGGTAAAAGAAGAAAAAAAAGTAAAAGAAATTGCAAAAATTGAAAAAAATGAAATTGAATTACTTTTTGATGAATTTTTAAAAATGAGAGTTAAGATAAAAAAACCTGCTACTGATAAAGCTATTCAATTATTAAAAAAGAAACTTAATGAATTATCTGGTGGAAATGAATACAAGGCTATAAAAATAATTGAGCAGTCAATAGTTGGTGGATGGCAGGATTTTTATGAATTAAAAAATCATACTAATACTGAAAGTAAAATAAGTAAGCTCAAATCAGTTTCAGACGAACTAGACATAAGATTAGGAATTAACCAAAATAACAATAATGAAATATCAAATTAAAGAAATCAAAGAATTTATTTTAAGATGCTATGCAAGTGCAGGGCAAAATTCAAATAGTGAGGATGCAGCACTTTTAATAAATCTATTTTGTAGAGAGGTTGAAACGAATTGGAAAAGACACATAAGAATTACAAACAAAGGTCAAGAAAATGAAAGTTGGAATTTGAATGAGATATTTTATTTTATTGATTTAGGACTGTCTAAAGTGTTTGGGGATTACTTTGGGATTAATTTAATCACGTTTAAGCAATTTGAACACGCTTATTCTAAAAATGAAAATAACTATTACAGAAAGCAATATTTACTTAAAAACCCATTGCCACAACTAGAATCTTTAGCACAACATACAGAAAGTGGGAAAGATGAAATAGTAATTGACGCAATGATAAGCAAGTTAAAATCAAAGAATTACACAGATGCAGATTTGAACGTATGGTATGATTTTCTCGAGCAAAAAGGAGCAATAAAATTAGATAGATGGAAACAATATGAAACGGATGGAGCTGGAAAATACACAAAAGAGCTACACAAACGCTCAAATTTCGCACAACATAATAATTTAAAGGATTTATATAATGAAATAAAAAAAGCATTAGATTTGGCAAAAGAATTAAAATATGATGCATTAGAATTAACTTATCACTCAAAGGTGCATTTTATGGAATTAACTTTTTGCACAGATGAAAATATTAATAAATTAGAAACTTTTTTAAAAAATAAATAAACTAAATGGAAAAAGAACTTAAAGAACTTTTAAAACTCAAAGAAAACGTAGTGAGGTGGAATATGTGCGCTGAACTCGATGAAAGGCTAGGAGTAGACCCAACTAAATCAAATGAAAGTGCATTGTTTTACGAGCAGGAATTGAATAGTAAATTGAAAAAGATTATTGAAACTTATGGGAAATAACGTTTCCACGCTTGGCGAAGAAGCGGACTTGAAAGCACATACTTTCAGTTTAGTAAAAAAGCCAATAGGAAGCACGAATGTTCAATTTAGCACTAAAACCGCTTTTTTGCCAAGCGTGTGTTATAACCAGTGCTTTTTGCGAATTATAAACTTAAAAAATAAACACAATGTCAAAATTAAACAGAGAATTTGATTACAAAGATTACAAATTCAACACATCAGTTGAGTTAAACACCAAAGTCGAAAAAAGACTAAATGGTAAAAGGTTGCACACAATTATAACTAATTGTATGGGTGGCAACAATTACTACCAAAAAGACGAAATAGAAACTTTCCAAATTGAGGAATATGTTGAAAAACACAAACAGTTAGCAATTGACTACATAGACAAATTGACCTATAAGCCACAAAGTTTTGAAGAACAATTATTGTCTGGACTTGGGTTCTCGTAGCATTGGTTATAACGCCTACGGCTTGGCGAAGTGGGGGAATTTAACCCACAAAAGCCGATTAGAATTACTAATGTTTAATAACAGATAAAAGATGATAGAAAGCAGTCAGCCCCCATTTTGCCAAACCGATGTTACCAGCAGTACGGTTAAATTAAAGGTACTAAATCTTTATGCCGGTATCGGTGGCAATAGAAAACTTTGGGAAGATGTAGAAGTAACAGCCGTTGAATATAACGAAGCTATTGCAACTACTTATCAAAAATTCCACCCAAATGACAAAGTAGTAGTAGGTGATGCACACCAATATTTACTTGACCATTACGAAGAATTTGATTTTATATGGGCTTCACCGCCTTGCCCTACACATAGCAAAATATCAATAAACTTTGCTAATGCAGAAGGCGAAAGAAGAAGAAAGCCAAAATATCCTGATATGAAATTGTATCAAGAAATAATCTTTTTAGATGCTTTTTTTAAAGGCAAATGGGTAGTTGAAAATGTAACGCCTTACTATGAGCCATTGATACCTGCAAAGAAAGTAGGTAGGCATTTATTTTGGTCAAATTTCAATATTGGTAGCGTTGCACATAAAATGAGTGATAAGATTTTAAGAGGTGAGCAAAGTGAAAAGTATGCAATAAAAGGATTTGACTTATCAAACGAAAAAGGGTTTAGAAAAGACCAGGTTATTAATAACTGTGTACTTCCAGAAACAGGGCTTTATATTTTGGATTGTGCAAGGGAAATAATAAGAAAGTCAAGTAATAGTCAGCCGTCATTGTTTGATGTCTGATAGTATTGCTGGTAACTAGTAGATTGTAGAAATTAATTGTACAATAAAACATTAATTATCAATGCAAATTTATACAAAATTTCTATGGTTTTATAAAACAATATTTATATATTTGCATATAATTGATAATAATAATATGACAATTTATACAAAGTGGATAGCTTATTATGGATTAGTAGGAGTAACTGAAAATTATGAATACTATGATTTAACAAGTTGCAAAAGATTAATTAAAGAAGTGCATCAAGGCTCAATTTACTATAGAGAAAATGGAAGTAAAAAAAGGTATTCTTTTAACAAAATAAATAAAACTAAAAAATTAGAAAAAATTGAAATTATTAATTTACCATTTTAAAATAAATAAAAATGAAACTGAAAAACCCAACAACAGCACTAACAGAGGTGCTTTATGAACTGCTCACAAAAAAAGCTATTAGCAATGCAGATTTGCCTTATATGTGGGGATTCCGTTCAAGAATAAGCAATTTAACTACTAAGTATGGTATTCAGCTAAATTCTACTATGGTAACATCTAAAAACAAACATGGTAGAGCTTATTCATACGTACAACATCAACTACTGAAAAGAAAAGATGCTTTAAAAACCTACAATAAATTGATAGGGAATGAAAAAAAAGACAAGTGTAGTCATTATTTTGAACGCAGAAAAGATGGCTCATTAAATCCATGCGAATTATGTGGAAAATCAGCATTTAAAAATTAGAAATATGAAAAGTAAACTAGTAAAATATGAGCAAAGGCTTAAAACGAATATCAATAATCACATGGATAACTTTAGGCAAAACATGACTAAACAATTTAATAACTATTTAAGTAGTTATGATTATTTTGGATTTTCAATTTATGATGAATTAACTAAAAAAACTAAACTAAAAATAAAAAGAAATGATAGAACAAGAAATATGTAATAGCTGTGGTAAATCATTAAGAGAGCAAATGAAAGGATGTAATAAAATTACTTGTTATAGACAGTTTTTAAATAAACAAGAAACACTTGAAGAAGTTGCTGAGAGATTATATCCTTTTATAGATGAACTACATTTAAAAAGAGCTTTCAAGCATGGTGCTAAATGGCAACAAGAAAATATCAGCAACTCAATAGAACAAGTAATTAAGGAAATCTGCAAAGACAATACTCATTTGCTAGACACTCCAGAGATACAAGAAATAATTAAATATTTTAAAAAATAATGGAAACAAAAGAAATATTTGAATATTATGATATGTTTGATGAAAATATTAATTTATTAAGAAATAAAATAGATAATTTAGTACAACAAAGAATAGATTTTACTAGAGAAAATTCAAAGCATATAAAGAAAATATTCCCAATTAAAAATAAAATATATGAAATAATAGACATAAATACATTTAGAACTTATGGATATGATTTTACTGATGAAAAATATTATTTTAAAGTTATAAGCAATATTTTAGACCCTATAAGACAATTTAATCGTTATGATTGTAAATATCCTATAGTTAAAGGGGATATTTTAGATATAAATCTTAATAAAGTTTATTATTCAGATATGAAAATTGATATAAATAATTTAAAAGAAATAACAAAAGAAAATTCTCCAGATAAATTTATAAATTCTTTTACTTATGTATATGTTTTAATAGATAAAAATACTAGATATTATAAAATAGGTAGGTCAAAAAATCCATTAAGAAGAGAAAAAACATTGCAATCTGAAAAACCAACTATTGAAATGATATATAGTTATGATGCAAGAATTAAAGATGAAAAAGTACTACATGATTATTTTAAATCAAAAAGAGTTCGTGGAGAATGGTTTGATTTAAGTGGCAGTGATTTACAATATATAAAAGAATATTTTAATAAAACAAACTAAAACAAATGAAACAAGAAAATTACTCACAAATTAAAATGATAGGGGAATGGCTTATCAGAGGTCGTAAGAATGGACAAGAATATAACATAGACCACTTTATAAATGATGTACACTTAGTATTCAATAACAAATTAAGTCCAGATATACTAGTTTTTGAACAACATATAGACTATCTTATACATCTATGTTGTATTGAATTTAATTGCACTATTGATGAAATAAAAGGTAAAACAAGGCTAAGACACATAGTATTAGCTAGACATATTGCAATGTATATACTAAAAATGAATAGAGCAGGAACGCTTTATGCTATTGGTAAAATGTTTGGAATGCGTGACCACTCGACTGTTATTCATGCTTGTAATCAAATAGAAGTATTATTAGACTTAAAAGATACTGGGTACTTGCATTATTTGAATATATTAGAAAAATTCAATGCTTATATAGGACAAGAACAAATTCAAGTAGATGAGAATACTGAAATACAAAAACCTGTTGTAGCGTTCCCTATTGATAATTTAAAGTATGATATTATGGATAAAATTCAGTATATCGAAAATCTAAATACAAAAGATGCTGAAATCAAAAGAATGACTGGTGTTGAAAAATCTACCTATGAAAATGTACTTGAAATGATTAAAAGTAATGAACAATAGGCAACTATACTACCAAGCTAATAAAGAACGAATAAAAGCAAAGCAAAAGGAATGGAGAGCTAAAAATCCAGACTTAGTATATGCAAGTAAAGTACATTTTAGAGCTAAATATCAAAAAGAATTGCACGATATTTACATTAAGGAAGTGCTAGTGAATAGAAAAGGATACAAACGCTCTGAAATAACTCCAGAACTTATCGAAATTCAAAGAAATATTATAAAACTAAGTAGATATGTTAAATGAACTAAATAAAGCCTTATTAGGGCAAATAAAGAAAATTGAATCTGAAAAGAATTTAGATACAGAGGTGTTAAAATCAAAAGAAATTTGTAGATTGAGCAATCAAGTTATAAATTTGCATAAGCTAAATTTAGAAGCGCAAAAGCTGGAAAATTTGGGAGATGTGAAAGTATTGCATGAATTTTTTAAAAAGTAAATTCGTGATTCGCGAATTGCGAATTGTAGATTAATATCTACATAAAGGTAAATATAGTAAGTAATAATCAACATTATAACCTGCTCGATAAGTTGCATTATAAATTATTTTATATCTATAAATATCTTTTCAGTTTTACCAACCTTTTTAAGTGTTGTCATAAATTCATTATATGCTAGATTGCTTACTCCTATGAAGTCTTTGCTTTTAGATTTTCCAAGTAAAATGCAACCATGTGTATGTTCAGCAGTATTGCCTTTGTGTATTCTAATACCTTCAAATCCTTTTACATTTAAAAGCAATGGCATTTGTTGTTTGAATCTATTTGAGTAATTGATTATTACTTCATATTTGCCTTTTGGTATTGCAGTTTTGCCATATACTTTCGTTTCTCCTACATCGTCTAGGTCGCCATCATCGTTTTTATCTCTAACTACATCTTCAAGTGTGTAGCAGAAAAATACATTATTAATAAATAATTCTCCGATAGTAGATGTACTTGTAAATTCTTTTCTATTTAATTTTATTTCCATTTGATTTTATTTTGTAACAAATTTAGCACATATTTGTTACTAATTTTTAATATTTTTCAATTCTAATAAGCACTTTTGTAAGTTTAATTTTGAACGCTCCATAGCTTCATAGTCATTCTTTTCTTCAAACATTTCTATTAATTGCTTATAGGTTGCAATATCCTTTTCAATTTCTTTTTTAGTTCTTTTTTTCATGTATCGTGAACAGATATTAATAGTGAACAATTACTTCATTCCAAACATATTCTTTAAATTCTCAAGTACATCATCATCATTTACTCCCTCATTAATTTTGATAATACTTATCTTGTTTTTCAATTTATTTATAGCATCATTTTTGCTTTCAGCTTCTACTTCGTACTTCATCTTTTTGCCAAAAATTTCAAAGTAAATTTTATATGTTTTCATTTTACATAATTTAAGCGTAAATACTACCGATTACTTCTATTTTACTCATTACTTTGCTGTCCTCTACTATTATCTTATTCATAACCTCATCTATTCCATATTCACTCCATAAGTAGTGATACAAGTACTTAATAAATTCAATACTGCATTGACTATTATTCAATTTTAAATAAATCCTATCGTATGAGTTATAAATAGTGCTTATTCCGTTAAATAATTCAACTGAATCTAATTTGTTAAGCATCCCAGTTTTGAAGTATTTTATTTTTATAATTTTCACAAAGCAAATATAAATATTAATTATTATATTTACACGTTCATTTTTATTGTTTTGGTTTGGGGAGTATTTATACTCCCTATTTTGTTTTTAATAAATAATGTTTATATTTGCGAAACCAATAGTCAAAAAAATGACAAAAACAGATATATGTAGAAGTTATTTAAAGAAATTTCCAAATTTTCCAAACGCTAAATTGGCGAGGATTATAGTCAAAGATAATCCGTTAATGTTTGATAGTGTAGAAGCTACTAGAAGCATAATTAGAGGAATAACAGGCAATATTGGTAAGCGAGTTGTAAAAATAGATGCTGAAAATAAAACTCCACCAAAACCAATGAATCCATATAAACTTCCTGCATCCGATGAAACAAGTTTTACTCCATTTGTTATTAAAGCTAGTAAAGTATTAGTACTTTCTGATATTCACATACCATACCACTCTATTAGTGCATTAACTGCCGTATTTGACTATACAAAGAAAATAAAAATTGATGCTATTCTACTTAATGGTGATGTCCTAGATTTCTTTGGTTTAAGTAGGTATTGCAAAGACCCTAAGAAAAGAAATTTTGCAGAGGAGTTAAAAGCATTTGAAGAATTTATGAAAATCTTAAATGATATTTATAAATGCAAAATTTATTTAAAAATTGGAAATCATGAAGAAAGATATAATCATTTCCTTTGGCAAAAAGCAGGAGAAATAGCTGATGTGGAGGAGTTTCAACTTGAAGAAATAATTAAAAAACGTGCCAAAAATGTAACAATAATTGGTGAAAAAAGAATTATAAAATTAGGACATTTGAACGTGTTGCATGGACACGAATTTGCAGGGGGTGTATTTAGTCCAGTAAACATTGCAAGGGGTTTATTTTTAAAAGCTAAGGTATCAGCTATGCAAGGACACAACCACCAAACAAGCGAACATTCAGAAAGTAATTTAGAGGGCAAATTAACGACCACATTTAGTTTAGGCTGCCTTTCCGAGTTAAACCCGAGCTATATGCCTATAAATAAATGGAATCACGGCTTTGCAATAGTAGATATAGATGCTAAAGGCAATTTTGAAGTTCAAAACAAAAGAATATTAAAAGGTAAAGTACTATAATGATACTATCATTAATAATATTATCTATTTGGGTTTTAGGGCTAACTTACTTTATATTTACTAAAAAATATCAAGATGACGAGGTTATTGACGAAGAGTTGGAAGAAGATATAGATTTTGAATTTGAAGCTCCTACTAGAGCTGAAAATATGCAAGTAATATCTTTGGCACATGAATTATTTGAGCAAAGCGACCCTATGATTAAAAGCCAACAAGCTACTAAGGAACGCACTATCAAGAAGTGTAAGAAAATTGCAAAAAGGTATGTAGATGAGATTTATGATGAAACTTTTTATGTAGAAAAAACAGAAGAAAATGGAACAGAAAGCTAAAACAAAAGAAAAAGAATTAATTGCTTTTAGGAAGCATAAATTATTCGCAGGTAGGTTAATTTCATTTTCAAAGAGTGGCTATAGAAAAGCATACCCAAATAATGAAGTTATATTTAACTCATTTATTTACACTCCTAAAGGTAGAGTAGTGTGGTATGGCGATATTGATTTAACTAGAAGTTGGAAGCAAGTATGGAAAGCTATGCAAGATTTAGGACTTAAAGAATTGCACATACAGTATGAAAATAGCGAATATCAAAAAGAAGCATCAATGTATATAATACGTGAGAATAAATTATTTAAGTACGTGCGAGTAGCGAGTAATTTTACATATAGAATATTTTAATTTTGATTTAAGAATATTTGTATATATTTGCAATATTATTCACCAGTTTTTGGGTAATTCTGGGAGAGTTTTCATTTTATTGTTTGGTTTAAAGGTGCTATTAATTAGCACCTTTTTTATTTTTCAAAGATTGGTTAAATTCTTTATTATTATGTGCCTTATCATGGCATATCCTACATAGTGCAATTAAATTACTATGATGGTCTTGCTCATCTTTTTTATTCTTACCAAACTTACTTCTAAATTCTATGTGGTGTATATCAACTGCCTTGCATCCGCAGACCTCACAGGCTATAAATTCAAAACCAGTATATCCATGATGACTAAGATAATTTTTGATATGTTTTTGCATTTATTTCTATAAATTCTTTTCCTTTATTTACAATTTCTTTTGTCAAAATTAACTCAAAAATATCTTTATCATTGAATTTATATTTTTTCTGCATTATATCAATTACTAATTTAGTAGGATTATCAATATCACTCAATGGACTGCTAAACCCATAATGAATAGACAAGCTAATAGGTGCTTCTGGTATCTTAAATTTAGGCAACAATAACAACATATCACGCTCAAATTTTAAATATTCTTTTGTCTTAAACCTCTTGCCCTGCCATGCTTTATTCACCGATAATGGCACTATATTTATTCTCATTTTACAAATTTACTATAAAATTATCACTTTTTATGCAATTTTTTAGGCTTGATTATCAATACTTTATAAAAATAATGCTTTTTTATTTGCATTTTTGTACAAATAAATTTGCATATTCGTAAAAAGGTTGTATATTTGCATCATAAATTAAACAAACAAAATAAAAAATGAAAAATTCAATAAGTATATCAGATTTTAATTTAAAAAGAGTAGGTTATGGACAATATAATGTAACATATATTAGTCCAACTACAGGCAAAGAGTACACATCAAGAACCACAGATAGCAGTTTAATAGACGCTACATTTAATTCAGATAGTCCGAAAATAAAAGACTTAAATTTATTAAAAAAGATAGCAAAATATAGTTGCACACATAATTGGTAATACTCACACTTAAATTTCAATAATTAAACAAACAAAACAAAAAAAATGAATACTTACACTAAATATTGCCCAAATGTATGGGTTGCAAAATGCACACAAAAACATCAAAAAGATGATATAATTATATTAACAACAAAATATGGTAAAGAAAATGAGTGTTATGTGCATAATCTTTTATTTGAAAAAGATGGTTTTTTTTATTATTCAATTACTAGAGTAGATGGTTTAAACTCTCAAGAAAGAGCAAAACAAAAAGCAAAAAAATTACAAAATTGGGCTAATAATGCAGAAAAAAGAAGTACATCATATTGGGAAGCATCACAAGAAGGCAAAGATTTTTTAGTATTAGCTGAACCTATAAAAATAGGACATCACAGCGAAAAAAAACATAGGTCTTTAATCGAACGTAACCATAATCGAATGAAAAAGTGTGTAGAAGAAAGTAATAAGTCAAAAGAATACGAATCAAGAGCAGAATATTGGGCAAAACTCGAAAATAAAATAGATTTATCAATGCCAGAAAGTTTAGAATATTTAGAATATAAACTAGAAAATGCTATCGAAAAACACGCAGAATATAAAAATGGCAAACGTAATCAAGAACATTCTTTTTCAATTACTTACGCAAAAAAAGAAGTAAATGAATTAACAAAGAAACTTGAAATAGCTAAAAAACTTTGGTTATAAATTTCAATAATTAAATAAAATTAATTATATTTGCATTAAAATAAAATTACAATGATAAGAAAAGAATTAAGTAAACTAGACAAACAAAAATTAGCAATATTTGTTCACATGAGGAATAAATTAAAGCTAGGTAATACTTTAAAACGTAAAGGTATAAGCATCTACAAGCAAAATCAAATAGTTGAAACTGGATTGTGTGATGATATAGAATTAAATATTATTAATGATGTGTGGGAAACTGTACAACATCCAGAAGGAGTAGAATAATGAATAAATTTGTACAAATCGAGTATGATGCAGTCGAGGAATTGCTTACATACTACCTAAATACAGAGGATAGCGAACAACAAAGTTTCCATATAAGTAAACAAGAAATAATTGAAGAACTAGGGTATGAAACTAGAAATAGGTTTGATGAAATTGAGTTTACGGATGGTTCAGTAATTGATAAATTCAATGGTGAACACTCACAAGATGAATGTTGGCAAATACTATCTGAATACGAGCCTACTGATGAAGAACTTTATAAAATAATCGAATTAAAACACTAAACAAATGAAAGAACTAATATCAAACAAAATAGAATTATTATTAATAACTCAAGCGACTTTATTTTCTTGTAGGAATATAGCAAGCGACAAAGATTATTTAAAAATAGATTCTACTTCATCATGGCAAGAAGTAGAATTGTATGAAGCTAAATTAGAAGAAATCAAGTTAGAAATTATAAATTTAGTATCAGATGAAGCAAACAATTAACCTACTAATAGACTTTATAAAGTCTATAGATTTTTACAAAGTATTTATTTATAGTGCATTTACAATAGGTGCATTAATAGTATTATATAAATTATTTAACTAAACAAACAAACGAACAAATGAAAAACCTAGTAAACATTCAAAACGAACTCAAAGTACCCAAAGGGAATCTAAACAAATTTGGTAATTATAAGTATAGAAGTGCAGAGGATATACTTGAAGCAGTAAAACCTATTTTATTAAAATATGGTGCTACATTAACACTTACTGATGACATAGTAAGTATAGGAAATAAAATATTCTGTAAAGCTACTGCTACACTAATGCTAGATAGTGAAAGTGTATTATGTAACGGATTTGCTGAAACTAGTGAGCATAAAGGAATGAGTGCAGAACAAACAACTGGAACTGCATCTAGTTATTCAAGAAAATACGCTCTTAATGGTTTATTCTTAATAGATGAAACTGAATCGGATGCAGATAGCCAAAAAACTATTGAGCTAACTAAAAAACTTCCTGAATTAAAGTTTGAAACTCCACAATACAAACAAACGTATGAAAAAATATTAGCTGGTACGGTTACTATCTCAAAAGTAAAAGAATTTTACACACTAAGTAGTGAAGTTGAAAATGCTCTAAAATCTATTAAATAATGTTAGCAGAACAAAGATTTGGAAAATTTACTTCATCTGAAATATGGAAGTTATTAGTTAATGGTAAAGCAAAAGGTGATATATTTGGTGAAACTGCTAAAACTTACATCAAAGAAAAGGCAGTTGAAATATTAACACAAAGACGAAAAGAAAGTTTTTCATCACGTGCTACCGATTGGGGCAATGAATATGAATATAAAGCCGTTCAAGAATACAATAGATTTAATTTTGTAGATGTTGAATACTTTGGAAGTACAAATCCTAAGTTTTTTACTTGTCCTGAATTTGAAAATTACGCTGGTGGAAGTCCTGATTTCATAAATCCTTTAATAGTTGGTGAAGTAAAATGTCCATACGATAGTGTTAATCACTTAGACAACTTACTACTAAGAAATGTAGATGAATTTAAAAAATTGCATAAAGAATATTACACTCAAATACAATTTAACATCCATTGCACAGGCTCGGAAGTAGGACACTTTGTAAGCTATGATTGGAGATTTCAAGATGAAAAGCAACTATTTATATTAGAGATACCAAAAGACAAAGAACACATAGAATTGATACTAGATAGGCTTAAAATAGCTATTGATAATTTGAATGAATTGATAAATTGAAATACACATCAACTATAAGATTAGACAATGGAATTTTAAAGCTAGTAAATAAGGCTGAAATGCTTAAATTTGCATTATCTTTGAATTGTAAGGAGTTTACATTTACTTTGGAAAAAAAACGAAGTAAACGAAGCAATGAACAGAATAGATATTATTGGGGTGTAGTAGTTCCACTAGTAAAACAAGGTCTTACAGAATTAGGTAATGTAGTTAGTTTAGAAAGTACGCATGATTTTATAAAGTCTGAATTTAACTATAAAGAAATTGTAAATGAAACGACTGGAGAGATTAAAAAGTTGCCTAATAGTACAACACAATTAAACAAAACAGAGTTTAGTGAAATGATTGAAAGAATTAAAATATGGAGTGCTGAATGGTGCAATATTTATATACCAGATGCAGGTGAACAAATTAGTTTTGAATTATGAAAAATGTATATGATAAATTTGTTATTCCTTATAGCACACCATTAACTCAATTTGAATATAAAAATACTGAATATTCATTAAATATAAATATAAATATAGGATTTGATTATAAAGATTATAAAACAAATAAAATGAACGCAAAAGATTTAAGAATTGGAAATATAATTGGCTATTTGGAAGTAGATTTGAATAATGGTGGTTTAATTATTAATCAATACCCATGCACATTAAATGACATAGCAGAAATTCAAAGAGGTAATATATGTAATAGATATTCTAAAGTGCCACTTACAGAAAAATGGTTGTTGGATTTTGGGTTTAAAGAAGAAATTTATAAAATCAAAAATGAATATAATCTACAAGATGGTGGTTATGAATTTCCACATGGAGCAACTAAATATACTAAAGATACGTGCAGTATATTAGTATTGAATAATGAATTTTATTATTTACTTGGGTTTTCGCCTGATGAAATTTTAGATGATTATCATTGTAAAAAAATAGAGTATGTACATCAGTTGCAAAATTTACATTTAGATATTGAAGAAAAAGAACTAACTTTAAATAAATAAAATGACACCAAAAGAATAAGCAGATAAATTATTAGATATATTTTTAAATGTAGTAAACAAATATGATTGTTATGGATATGAACATGGAATAGCTCTTGATTGTGCAATAACTAGTGTAAATCAAATAATAGATAGCAAAAATAATCTTATATCTACATCTGAACAATTAGCTTATTGGAAAGAAGTAAAAACAGAGTTAGAAAAATTATGATAACAATATTTTCATACCAACGTAAAGAAATGCTTACTAATTTACTTAGTGAGTTAGAAAAATATGAACCTATTGTATTAGATGATGGTAGTGATTTTAAATTAGAATCATCAAACTTTCATCAATTCGAGCATGGTGGTAAAGAAAATTTCTATAAACTTTGGCAATTTGCATTTAGTAAAGCACAACAAAGCGATGATGACTTTTTTATGTTTTTACCTAGTGATTTTAGCAATATTGACTTATATAGAATTTATGATTACTACAATCAATTAAGGCATGAACCTTTTGTATGTAACATTATAAATGATAATCGTAAATCTTGCTGGGGTTCATACCATCCTATAAAACATAATAGCGAATTAAATAGAGTTTTCTTTACTGATTGCGGATTTTTCTGTAATAGATTAGCACTCGAAAAAATAGATTTTCACATTAAGGAAGTACCAAAAAGTAGATTTAATAGAACTAATATATCAAGTGGAGTAGGTCAATACTTAACTTATATATTTAATAAAAAAAATGTAAAGATATTCACTCCAATAAGCTCATTAGCTTTTCATGG